CACGAGCGGATTGCTGTATTAGAACTGCTGAGCCTACTAAAAAATCTACAGCAGCGTCTACGCACCAGTGATCTATTAAAGTAGAGTAACTAGTAGCTTTATCTACATTAGACTTACCATATATACCAACCATAGGCTCATTCTTCTTATACATGCGCTTTATAGTATCAATAGAAGGTAGTAAGTCATCGTCTAATACCAGTTTATACGGTTCTGGATATTCGTAACAACGTAGCCAACGCTCCATACACTTATAGTTTGTATCGTTATTTATAACATCAATATCTCCGCCAAGCACAGGAAAATGTTCAGATGGATTATTATTTATAACGGTAATAGGGAACTTATCTTTATAGGCTGATATTATCTTATGTACATTATCTGGCCTTTTATAGTTTAAGATAACTACTCTAAGCATATATGCTCATACCACTCATTTTATGATGTGTATATATACCATATCTAACAGCGTCGCAAGGGTGAGAAGCCCAATTATGTACAGGTTTAGGTATTTCAGTATTCTGATTCCAAGAATAAGCGGACATAGCTCCAAATGTGTGAGAAGCACCCTCGGTATCAAAAAATATCTTATCATTCTCTAGCAAAGACTGTAAGAATGTTATACCATCATTAACAGATTTAATAGCATTCTCACAGTAGATATCAAAATCATAAGCAAAATCAGCTTTTACCTGCTGTGCGGCAGAGTCAATGTATATAGTTTCTATTCCCCATTGATCTATCTTTTCTTTTATAACCTTAGCTAGCTCTGAGGTGGTAGATTCTTTAGATACATACTCGTCTAGTATATAGTATTTTTCGTCAGAACAGCCAATAACTACAAATACGTTCTCATCTCTATAACCAACGTCTAGTCCTGCTATTACTTCAGAGTAACTTTGGTCAGCACAGTCTATTATATGCTTTTCTTCACTTATAGCATCAAATATCTGTGACTCAGTAGTAGTCCATTCGCACTCATATTCTTGTAAATATAGTGCCTTAGTCATAGCTTTACGAGCTTCTTCTACGTCTTTCTCAGATAATAGAGGGTTAGCTCTCCAGCTAAACTTAGCTGAGCCCCAGTCTTCAAACTCAGGATCATCCCCGCGTAAGAAGTAATCGTATAAGTAGTTACCTTTACCACGTGGTGTAGAAATCCATAAGCATCTAGAATCTTTGAAAGTAGATAGCGCAGGTCTAAGGTCTCTAGTAAAGTATTCATCGTTAGGAATAATTGCAGCTTCGTCTACGATTAGTAGATTAGCAGCACGACCAACTAATGAGTCACGGTTATTAGCAGATAGTAGTCTAAATATAGAACCGTTTATAAGCTTAACAACTTTATCTTTTTGGTTAAATTTTTCAACTTCAATATCCATTTGTCTAATTAAATCAGTAACATAATCCCAGATAATAGAAGAAAGAGAGAAGTTAGGAGCAACAACCATTACCTGTTGTCCAGGCTCTAGTAGTTTAGCAAAAGCTAGAATAGCAGCTCCGTAAGACTTACCAGTACGACGACCAGCAATATGTACAAAGAAGCGATGCTCATTAAGACCGTCAATCATAGCCTTTTGAGACTCATTAAACTCTACAGGTCTTGGAAGTTTTTCTAGCAGTTTATCAATCGGAAGTCTAAAAAAGCTCATTTTGTAAAATAATCTGATACCATTAAAAAGTAGCCTGTTATGGCGGCTACTGCACCTCCTACCCATAATAGGGTAGCAATAGAAGTTCTGCCTCGAGTAGCTAGCTCTTGAAGAGTAGCTATAGCGCTGTGAAGCTGAGACATGTTGGTGGACATATCTTCTAAGGTTTGAGAAATGTGTTTATAGCGCTCTTCGCACACAGCTTCGTGAGAAGAAATTTCAGTGCTATTACTAGTAGTTCTATCGTGTAATCTGTCTAGCTCTGAACGAATTTGATCTAGTTCTCTAATCTCTGCCATAGCATTACAACTTAATAATGAAGTTTGTAACTTCATAAGGTAAGACGATAGTAGTTGTGTGATTTGCTACAGTTAGTGCTGGAATGGTTAGTGCTGGAATAGAAAGTCCCGGTATAGTGTGAGTATGCGAGGCAGTGTTCATAGTAGGTATAGTAAGTGCTGGAATGGTAAGAGCAGGAACAGTAAGAGCAGGGATGGTAAGAGCAGGAACAGTAAGAGCAGGAACTGTAAGAGCAGGAACTGTAAGAGCAGGGATGGTATGAGTGTGACCAGCAGTATTAACAGAATTTACTACAGTAGCTAGTGAGGAGTCTTTTGCAGAAGCAGCAACGCTCGCAGTACCCACTGTGATAGTTTGAGTAGTAGAACCAGTAGTACCTGTACCAGTATTACCTGTACCAGTATTACTTGCAACAGTAGCACCTGCAACAGTAGAACTTGCACCAGTAGTACCTGTACCAGTATTACTTGCAACAGTAGTATAAGTAGCTGCTGGAATAACTGCTACTGTTCCACCACTAGTTCCTGTACCCGTAGTACTTGTACCTGTATTAGAAGCAGCAGTTAGTACACCTGTGATGTTAGAAGAAGTGATAGTGCCACTTGCGGCAGCAGCTGTACCTGTAGCACCTAGAGTAGCATTATTAGTGCCTTTACCTAGAGTAAGGCGATCACGCATTTCAGGAAGGTTAAAAGTTGTAGTACCATCACCAACTCCAAACCCAGTACCGATAACAGCAAATAGCCTAGCATAAGTTGTACGAGAAACGGCAGTAGCATCGCAAAGTAACCACCCAGCAGGAGCAGTAGCTCCACCATAGGCTACTATAGTACCTGCAGGAATAACTTCATAACCACCAGCAGTAGATCCATCGTGAATTCTAAGGTTTTTAGAACTTGTATCAATAGAGATCTCACCAGCAGCTCCAGTAAATGAATTATTCTGTGCTGTTGTACCTCTTCTAAATTGTAGCTGTGTAGCCATTATTTACTCCTTAAAATTTATTAGTTTACGTAAGTGCGCCAAGGTCAAAAGTACCACCGACAGTAAGATTGTTTCCTACTACTACAGTACCGCCTACTTGCACATTACCTGTACTTGTACCATTGCCAACAGTTACTGTGGCATTAGACTCAACTTTAAATTTATTGGTTGCATCTAGGCCGAGGCCGCCCATATATGCTGAAACTTTTTGTGTCATGTCATTCCTTATACCATGTTAAAATTTAGTAGTCAACTTATTTATGTAAGAACACCTAGATCGATAGATCCTACTATAATTAGTGTATTTGATGTATTTGTGCCTATTGTTACGTTCCCGCTTACCACTACATTTCTATTAAAAGTGGTAGTAACCCCAGTAAAAGCTGTAGTGCCATTAGTTATATTAGTTACGTTACTTTGTACTGTATTAATATTAGTAACAGCCGTAGCCACGTTACTTTGTACTGAGTTTACGTTAGCAGCTATAGTATTTACAGATGTAGTAAGGCTTGTTAAATTACTTTGTACTAAGTTAATAGAAGCTGCAGTAGCAACGGAAGACCAGAATATTCCATTAGCATTAGAAGTAAGAACCTGACCAGACGTACCTACAGACCCATTAGCATATATAGCACCTGTTATACCTACAGCACCATTAACATATAGCTTAACGTTACTAGGATTAGTTGCAGAACCGATCAACACATTGCCAAATGTTTCTGCTAACCTAACATCGCCTGTATCGTACACTTCTATAGATGGTACGCCGGAAATATCATTAACAGCAAATATAGTACCAGTCATAGTATCAGCTATAGAAAATAGCTGACCAGACGAACCACTGAACGATAGCACGTTAGACTGTAAATAACTAATCTGCAGATTAGAATTTACTGTTTTATTATTAAACGTTATGTTAGCAGTAGTTATACCGCTTTTTACTTTAAAGAATTTTTCTGACATGGTTCACTTTCCCCATATGTATAGATTTTTATTTATAGTTCTTCTATTGATGAAGTCCATTCTAGAGAAGAAAGAAGTTCTAAAATTTCACCATAAGAGTATTCTTGGCTTTTGTTTGCTATAGTAGAAATGCTTGAGGGCATATCACCTTCATATTTTATAAAAGTTTTAGTACCATCTACGCTGTAACGACAGGTTTCAGCACTTGTTTCTAACACCTGTGTAAAGTCTACATTTGCAATTTCTGCAGCTGGTATTATTATATATTTTCTATCTTCAAATGCCATATCGGCTCCTTGTTGCTTCAAAATTTTGTGTAATTTCTAACGCAGTTAGAGCACGGTTGTATATTTTAAATATTGAAGCACCTCCTAGAATTGCTTGCTCTGGTCTTGACGTGGGATCACCATCATATGGATATAAACTCATTAACGTAAGAGAAATATTTAAATCACCGGAAGATGGTGCGTCTGAAATTTCACTATGATTCGTATATCCAATAGATAATACACCATTTACATATACAGCTTTCTGCGTTTCATTTGCAATTGCGACAATGTGTTTCCAATTCCCATCTGCGATTGAAGTAAATGAAAGAGAATGAAATGTGGCAACTTGCGTAATAAAGGCTGATGCTGTTATTCTATAGTTATAATTACCAGAACCATTCCAAGGTTTTGATATAATATTTCCTGCCGTATCTGATGTTTTGACCCAACATTCTATTGATAGAA